AAGTAATGAACAATAGAAGAAAAAAAACTAAATATTCATAGGAGTAAATTATGTTTAAAAAAACCAAAGGCTATGCTAATGGTGGTATGGTTAAAGGCACTAAGTATATGTCCAAAGGTGGATCTGCGTCTAAAGGAACTAAGTATATGTCCAAAGGCGGATCAGCTTCTAAAGGTACTAAGTACATGTCTAAGGGCGGAGCAATGAAAGGCACTAAATATATGGCAAAAGGTGGAGCTATGAAGGGTACTAAGTACATGTCTAAGGGCGGAAAAGTATAATAAATTTTTTACAAAAACAAAGGAGAGAGTGTTTTGTCATATTTAATTTCAAACATCCCGCAGTTTAAATGCTGGGTGAGAAAAGAGTTTACAGCCAACCATAGTAATTATCACGGAGAGTATTTACATGCTCTTGTTATAGCTGTTAATACCATTCCAGATAGATCCTTATCGTTTCAAGTAGTCTTTACAGGTTGCGAAATAGATAACGAAGAAGATGCACCTAATGTTCATGGCGGTGCTATGTGGGCAAGAATGCCTATTCAAGCTTTAGTAGCAGATATACCATTACAAGAATGGCCTTCTCCTATGGAAGATCATTTAGCTCAACCATGGGATTGTCTTAGCCATGATCATTCTGTTGTAGTTTTAGATAGGGTTAGTTCATCTCCTTGGATATGTAAAATAGGTGGAGAGTTCTATACAGGAAAATATTTATTTACAGTAGACTACACAGAAAATTCAATAGCTGATGATTCTGCTCAACATAAGCAATCACATGTGTTATATTTAACAGACGCTGGTGAGTATACTGGTAACTTTGTAGCTTTACCTAATAACAGAGTAAGAGCTACGAACCCTGCTTTATGGCGTGTTGGAGAAGGAGCACCAGACTTTATGCCTTCTCAATGGACGCATTCAGCAGAACAACATGAGAGTTATATGGATCCGAACATAACATTTAATAATTTATATGCTCCAGAGGAAGATTAAATGACAACATCAAGTAGTACAAACTTTGAGCCAGATGTAACTGAGTTTATAGAAGAAGCATTTGAAAGATGTGGATTAGAACTTCGTACTGGTTATGATCTAAAAACAGCAAAAAGATCTATTAATCTTATGTTAGCTGAATGGGCTAACCGTGGTCTTAATCAATGGACTATAGAACAGACAACTCAAACAGTTACTAAAGGCACTAACCAATATACTTTAAACTCTAATGTTATTGATATATTAGATTGCTCCATTAGAAGAGATACTGATGGAACTAACCTTGATTTACAAATGTCTAAGATCAGCAGAAGTGAATATCTAAATATTCCAACCAAGTCTACTGAAGCTAGACCTACTCAGTTCTTTCTTGATAAACAAGTAAGTCCTGTTTTAAATATATGGCCTACGCCAGAGAATAGTACAGATGTATTAGTCTTTAATAAACTAGTGAGAATGGATGATGCCGACACCGCCACAAATACAATGGATATGCCTTTTAGGTTTTTTCCTTGCTTCGCTGCTGGTCTTGCTTATTACATAGCTATTAAGAAAGCACCAGAGAGAGTTGTTATGTTAAAGCAAATGTATGAAGATGAATTTGAAAGAGCTCTATCTCAAGATGAAGACAGTGCTTCATTTAGAATTGCACCATACTTAAGACACGGGTACTAAAATGGCTTACGCAGCTGGTAAATTTGCAAAGGCTCTTTGCGATAGATGTGGATTTGAATACAAGCTGTCGCAACTAAGAGAAGAATGGAACGGTTTAAAAACCTGTAGAGATTGTTTTGAGCCTAAACATCCACAACTTGAGCCATTACCACACGTATCAGATGCAGAAGCTTTATATAAACCTAGACCTAATAATGATGTAGAATTAGGAGAAGGAGCTGTTTACACAAATGATGGCAATTCTAATTCTTCAATGACAGCTGATCCTATAGGATCTAAGATATTAGGATATGAAATGACAGGTTCCCTTGGCGAGGTTACAATAACAGTATGACATTATCAGAGTTAAAAACATTAATTAAAAATTACGTACAAAACGAAGAGACTACTTTTGTATCTACTCTTGACGATATGATCAAGAATACAGAAGAAAGATTGTTTGAATTAATACAGTTTGATTTTTTTAGAAAAAATGTAACAGGTGTTTTAACAACTGGAAATACATATCTAACAGCACCCACAGATTATAATTTAAGTTTTTCACTAGCTGTTATAGACGCTAGTGGTGATTATCATTACTTAGAAAAAAAACATGGAAGCTTCATGAGAGAATATACTCCTGATCCTACAGACACATCATTAAGAGGATTGCCAAAATATTATGGAGATTTTGATAAAGAATTATCTACTGCTTCAAATAATGGATCTACATTAATTGTAGCACCAATTCCAGATGCAGATTATTCAGTAGAGTTACATTACTTATACAAACCTAATAGTTTAGTAACTGACACAACAGGAACATGGTTATCACAAAATGCTAGAAACGCATTGTTATATGGATGTTTATATGAAGCATATACTTTTATGAAAGGTGATACTGATCTTTTAGCTTTATATGAAAATAGATTTCAACAAGAAACTGCAAGGTTAAAAAACAAAGCAGAGGCTAGAGGAAGAAAAGACGAATATCGTTACGATTCTATTAGAAACGCTACCACTTAAGGAGAGAGAAGATGGAGAGAGTAGAAAACCTAAAAGGTAAAACTATAGCTATTGTCGGTCTTGGCAAAAGTTGGTTTGATTATAATTTAGCAAAATCACACGGAGTTCACTTTGATGAGGTATGGGCTATAAATGGTGTGGCTAGTGTTATCTATCATGATAGAGTATTTATGATGGATCCTGCGTCTAGGTTTTTAGATACAGATGATGCTGGTGGTCAAACAGAAATGATGGCTAAGATGTTACAAGAACATGAAGGGCCTATATATACATGCGAATTAGATAAGCGTTGTCCAGGTTTAGTTAATTATCCAATAGAGAATGTAATCAAGGACACTAACTGCTATTACTTAAATAATACGGTTGCCTACGCAATAGCTTTTGCGTTATGGAATGAGGTTGCTGTTTTAAAAATGTTTGGTGTAGATTTTTCATATAAAGAAAACTTACATTTTGCAGAAGCAGGAAGAGGTTGTACTGAGTTTTGGTTAAGCAAATGTATTTCAGCAGGTATGCGAGTAGAAATAGCAAGCACATCTGGGTTATTAGATACAGACGTAACACCAGAACAAAAGTTATATGGTTATCATAGGTTGGCAGATCCTTTGGTAGTAATATCTGATGAAGAAGGTTTAAAGATTGAAAAATTAAATAATTTAAAAATAACAAAAAAAGTACATGAACCTGTGTTAATAGATAGAAATGACTCACACTTAAAACCACCCGAGCCAAACAAATGGTAGATAAAATAACACCAGCAGGAATACCTGGATTAGGCATTATAGAAGCAAAAACTACTAACTATGGTGGTCATCCTCCAGAGTTTTGGGCAGAAAGACTTACTGAGAAAATAGTGAGCAGTAGCGATAGTAAAGATCCATATATTAAAGAACAAGCTAGAGCTTATAGAGATGTGATTTATCAAGTTTGTTTGATTTATATAAAAAATGCTTTAAAATCTTATAAAGCAACTTTGATACAAGATTTATCTGGTCAAGGTAGCGAAGATATAGCAAAAATAATTAAAGGTATTTAATATGGCCATTACATCAACATTAACTACAAGTTTTAAAAAAGAACTATTGACTGCAACACACAATTTTGCAACTAATGGTAATGCTTTCAAACTTGCTTTATTCACAAGTTCTGCCACTATGGGAGCAACTACAACTGCTTATTCAACTTCACAAGAATCAAGTGGTACTAACTACACAGCAGGCGGTAATACTTTAACTAAAGTTGCACCGACAAGTTCTGGAACTACTGGTTTTACTGATTTTGCAGATTTAACTTTTGGTACAGCAACTGTTACAGCTAGAGGTTGTCTTATTTATAACGACACCAATAGCGATAAGTCAGTAGCAACAATCGACTTTGGTGGAGATAAAACTTCAACAGCAGGCGACTTTACAATAGTTTTTCCAGCAGCAGCGGCAAGCACAGCGATTATACGTATAGCTTAAAATGGCTGAGTTCCTTAACGGCTGGGGTCGAGGTACTTGGGGTCAACTCGCTTATGGTGAAGCAAGTGTTCCTCTTTCAATAACCGCACCCGCAGCAGGATCAACAGGTACACCAGTTGCAGCAGTAAATGCTCAAGCTATAGTATCAGTAGGTGGAGTCACTGCTAGTTTAGGTGCTGTTAGTGTAAACATTCAAGCTGAAGCTAACGTAACACCTACAACTTTATTAGCAGCAGGTAATCTAGGTACGGCTACAACAACCTCAGTAAATAATATAAGCGTAAGTGGACTAAATGGCACATCAGCTTTAGGTACGGCAACTTTATCAACAAACAATAATATACCTACTGATACTGATTTTGACTCACCTATGCTTGGAGTATTAGGTACTCTTATTCCAGTCAGTAATAATAATTTATCTGTTTCTGGATTTGGTACAACATCAGCTTTAGGCACAAGTACAACCAAGACAGTAAATAATGTTTTTGTAACTGGGTTTGCAGGCACTTCTTCCTTAGGAACAGTCACTACAGTTTGTAAAGCAAATATATCAACTGAATTAGGACAAGCAGAAGGTTTAGTAGGATTTACACGTATTTGGAGCTTAATAGATGATTCACAAACCCCTAACTGGGAAGAAGTTGCTTAACTTTTACAAAAAAACAACTTATAATAAATTT